AGCCTAGGTTAGACAAGTTGCCCATCTGGCTTGCTGCGCCTAAACGCTGCTGAGATCCTGATAGACCTGCGTTCTGGTTGGCTATAGTCATCTGGTTCATTGCAGATTGATTAAGCTGGCCTGCCTGATTATAAGCGTTAGCTCCAAACTGGCTTGCCTGATTACGGTTATTAATATCCTGCTGGGCCATGCCTTGGGCATTCTGGTAACCAGCTTGACGTAACCCTGAAGCTGTACGCGCAGACTGATCTGCGAATGCTCGGTTAGTTTCTGCTTCTGCAACACCGTGGCGTGAACCACCGAATGCGTTAGCTGCCCCAGCTTGTGCTGCGCCTACGTTCTGAGACATTAAGCGCTGACGCTCTATATCATCCATAGACTGCTGAACAACCTGATTTTCGTATGGGTTAGTGTAGGCAGATAGATCCTGACCTGCCAAGGTGTCTGCAGTGTAGCCCTGCTGCCCAACTAATGCTGCGTTAGCTTCCATTGGGCGGTAGTTAAGTTCAGCGCCTGTAGCGCCCATTGAGTCTTGCAAACCCTGTGCAGATGCTGTGTTTACATTAAACCCTTGTGGCTGCTGCGCTTGCATAGGCTGTAGCGGACGTTCCCAAGGTGGGACAGCCCTCATATTTCTTGCGCCACCCATTGATGGGCTACTTGGTACTTGTGCGTTACCGCCTGCTGGTGCTGCCATGATGTTATTCCTTACTTAAAGTTAGTAGCTTATCTGCCGCCGCCGCCAGAGATTCCGCCATAGCCTGACGCAGCCGCTTGTCCACCACCACTATAGGTGCTGCCTCTTTGATTTAATCCAGCGCCTGTACCGCTAACGCCAATAGCTCTACTAGGCTGGGCATTTCCCTGCGTCAAAATAGCCAGCCTCTGCGCACTCTCACGCTGGCGCTGTTCAAATTCGCTTTTCCGCTGCTGATACTGCTGCTCTTCTTGAGCATCAATAGCCAATCTTTGCTCAAGCTCTTTTTGAGTGCCAACCTTAATTTGATCTAAATTCTGGTTTAATCCGCCTGAAAGCAATCCACCGCTAACGGCTGAGTAGTCTCTATTATTGTATCGTGCGTCAGCAGCATTCATACGCTGCATAGCCTCTGCCTGCGTCATTGGAGCATCACCTTCATCTGACCAGTTAAAAGCCTTTGTTCCGATCTGATCGAAAATGTTCGGTAGATTACCAAAAGGCAACACCTTACCTAAATTCTCTGACCAATGTACGTCCCTACGCCCACCTTCGCCAAAGCTCATGTCTCGGTAGTCAATAACGCCATCAGCCCCAGAAATATTCTCAGTGGGCATACTGTATTTGTATGGGTTATATTGCTTATTAACACCGAAGTATTCACCTTCAGTTTGCGCTCTTGGTGCAGTCGGCTCGTTATTTAACCCACCACCAGCCGCAGCTAAGGCAGCGTAGTCAGATCCACCAGAAGTTCCGTAACCACCGCCACGCCTAGGGCGAGAACCAGTAAAGGGATCTATAAATCTGTCGTTAATTGCTGCGTATTGTGCTGGTCTACGAGCTTCAAGCTGGGCTAAAGCATCTTCGTATAATGGGGCGCTTGAGTAACCTTGAATGCCACCTGCAAAGGTTTGTGCCTGTGGAATGTCTGCAGTGCCATCAAATCCTGCTGGGGCCATGCCAAAAGCGCTAGCAGTGTTGCCAGTAGATCGCATTGATTGCTGTTGCATGGGCGAAAAAGCCGCTACATCAGCACCATAGTAAGGGACATAACCTAACTCAGATACAGATTGTGCATCAGCGAGGCTTCGCTTATGGGCATCTTGTATGTAAGCTGGTACTTCCGTCTTACCTGTTGTAGTACCGCCACCACCGCCAAATAAACCCGACATAACTAAAACCTCTTCTCTAATAATACTAGCTGTGACTTCCAACCATTATCTTTTAATGCTCTAAGCCAACCTTTTCGGCCCGTCATTGTTAAACTTTCACAGCCTTGATCTTTGGCCCATTGTACCACGCTGGAGTGCATATCTATAATTTCATCCAGATCACCACCGCCAAGAAATACATGAAGTACCTTTTTTCGTGGGAATACTGTAATTTCTGTCACTAAGCATGAGTCTTTAGCAGGCCATAATTGCATCGTACCAGCAACAATAGCCTCTACTATATCTTCGTAGTGGTGCGTCCCACCACCGTATTCTAAGGCTGATTCTATCCATCCCTTACAGCGTTCTAGCTCATTCACCCAACAATCCACGCAGTAGCGTTTCTAAATACTGGGATAACTACAGATCCACCGCCAGATACAGCGGAGCCGAATGTTGGCGAAGAAGCGTCTGTTACATAGGCTCTCTGACCAACTACACCTGTAGGTAAAGCTGATACGGTAAACCCTAGGTTGATAGGCACAATAACAAAAGCGCCATTAATAGACACCACTGGGTATTGCCCTACCTGATCCCATAACAGTATCCCGTCTTCTGCCGCTGACTCACCAGTAACCTTGTGTCGTAATTCGCTACGGGTTTTAGCCAGCCAGATGGACATACGCTGCGCCCATTGGGGCCAATTCTCGTTAAGTAATCTTGGTGGGCTGTCTAGTATGCTCAACGCCTGCCCCCTGCCACGACTTCAAGTCGGTTAATACCAACACGCCAATCAGTAGTAGTAGCCCCTTCCACGCGAATCCTGATCTGTCTTCCAGTAAAACGTAAGCTAGTGGGGTTAGACATACTATAAGGGCCATACGTTCTTTCCACATCATTGGGATAAAATCTAGTCTTGAAGGTAGCGTCAACATCACCTTGAGTTTTTTCATCGGGTATCATCTGAGTAACTGACATAACATTTTCACCAGTACCAATTATTATTGGGCCTGACTCAGCAAACGGCTCAACGCCATCATAGTTAAATCCAACCTCATGCTCGTACAATTTCTTGTTTAAAGCGGAGGCAATAATCGGTAGGGTATAAACGCCAGCATCTACGCCAGCAGTTCTAGACATTTCGCCTATCGCCCATGTGTTGTCATTGTAGTTGTACACCACATAACGGTTGTTTTCGTTAGAGCTTCCTGAAGGATAGAACCACCAAATCTCACCAAAGTTAGCATTAGCTACTGCGTACACTTTACTGATCTGGCTGGTGTTAATGTCAGAGAATACATAATCTGCAACGTCACAGTTAAGCTCCGATACAGCACCGCCTGAGTAGGAATAGAACGATCTACCGCCCATCCATACTGCGCCCATATCAACCACTGCAACTGCGTTATTTGAAATAATTCCACAAGCAGTACCAACACGCTCAATGCCGTAGACATAAGGTGGGCCTGAATAAGTTGCTACATGGGCATCGATGTTGGTAAGAATAAGCGCTTGGTTTTGCACCCTAACACCACACTCAATAACACCTGAAGTTTGAAGCTCTAAGCTGCCAGCCTCATTAGTTGCTGCTGCTGTCCATACGGTATTATTTTCACGGTCAGACCATTGCACTAGGCGTGGATTACCACCTGAGCCTAAAGCCATTAAGAAGCGTTCTTCTGTAACTAATACGGATCTACACCCTGTTGGGGCGTTGGTTACTACTGCTGCTGGCGTACCTGTGGCAAGCTGCCACTCGTATATCTTGCCATCTGCGCTAGAGCAGGCAATAAGGTATTCACCCCATGACTCCATAGCCCAAGTTGTAGCAGGCGTTACTCCTGATAATTCTTGTCGTGGTACACCGTAGGCTTCATATCCGTAAAATCCAGCACCAAAACCTACAGATTGATCTGCATCTTCAGTACCAGCCGTTAGTCCAACAGGTGTTATGTCAGACTGAACACCAGCGGTGCTATATGTGTATAGCTTATTGTAGCTACCAGCAGCAATTAACTTATCACCACTATTAGTTACCCATGCGTGAATACCGCGAATCTGACCAGCACTTGCTGTATCGCTACGGGTACGCCATCCACCAATAGGGCGCAGCGTATTATCATGCCAGCGAACTAAGTTAGAATCGCGCCATCTACCCTGTGACTGTAAATCAGTTCCATTGCGGTATACGCCTGCTGGTAAATCTAATGAAATAAGTGCCATGTTCAGTCCTTAGCAAATAGTTTTAAGCTCACTTCGGGACGTTACCGTTAAGGTACATCCATATAGTTACGCCTACTGCGCCAAGTATCCATAATAGCTTCTTGGTAACTGACTTGCCTACAGCTTGATAAAAACGATCATAAGCCTTATTTGCGGCTAACTCAGCAATTTCGTCTTTTTCTTTCTCTGTTAAATCACGGTCAGTCATCGTCTTTCTTCCTAGTTGGCTAACGGATTATCTAAGGCCCGTTGTAGTTTATTGTTCAATCTTGTTTCAAGATCGGTTAGTTTACGTTCTACATCTACCCGTATTGTATCAGATTTCTGCTCATAATCATTCTGTAATTGATCGCGCTTACTTTCAAAGCGTCCGTCAGCTACATCTATGGTAGTTCTAACGTCAGTCTCAATACCTGATATGTCGTCTTCCACCTTATCGATGATCTTCTCTTGGCGGTCAATGTCGTCACGCACAGACTGCTTTAAATCTTTGATGGTTAGGTACTGCTTCTCGGAGGCTTCTTTAATTGATGTGATTTCATCCTTTAGCAAGTCAATGCCACGGTCTATAACAGAAAACTTATTCTCCATGATGGCTATACGCTTATCGTAGTCAGATAGGTCTGGAGTAACAAACTCACTTATCCTAGCTTCCATGCTTAGGTAGCGTTGGTACGCCTCAAATCCACCCCATAGGCCACCAACTATAGTACCGATTAATGGCACTATAAGAAGCAGCTTACTGCCTCCCAGCTTAACTCCACCATATTCTATCTCTGCCATGTCATTCCCCTAGCTGCAGTCGTCTAAGAGCATTTAGCTCCGTTTCCAGCTTCATGATTTCTAAGCGCTTCTTATTTAGTTCTAGCTGGTACAGCGTGTTGCAATTAATCCGTTCTTCTGGCGCATTCAGTGGCATTATAATCCTAGCAAAAACTCCAATATCCTTAGATTTAGGTTGGTCGTTCGATGAATTAAATATGCTTGTAGCGTTGTTTATTATACCTGTAACTCCGAACTCTAGGTTAATCGTTCCGCCAATTGCATTACTGCAGTCCATATCACCAGTCTTAAACTTATCCGACTGATAGCTTCCACTACTACTAGGTAGTTGCAGAGATAGCGAGTTGTTCGCAAGTACGGTAGTGCTTAACATCAGTAGTGACAGAAAAAGCACATACACTGCAAGTACGAGCTTACCCATTACTTAATTCTCGAACAAATCTTTGATGACACTGTAGCCCCAGCCTGTACCTGTGACACTGAGCAGATGTATTCAACGGAACTAAGCGACAGGTTACTGACGTAAACATCAAATGACAGCGTATCAAGATACTTCATAGGTATGATAGTGTACTGTGACACAAATGGAACTGGCTCCCATTCATCGGTAAATACCCCTATTTCGTAGTAAGAAACGTCCTTACGCTTATTAAATAGGTTTAATGTTGTTACTGATACTCCAGCCATAAACGACTTCATAAACGTAGGGTACGTTGGTGTCATTTCATGCGCTACGGCATTGCAGAATGGTAGCAGTGCCAGTAGAAGTACGGCTCTCATACTACTTTGCGATACACTCAGCTAGCACGATGGCAGTGTAGTTACCGCCTGAGAATGACTTACTCACACCGTAGACTGCAGCAGCTTCAGATGAAAACCAAGTTGAGCCAGCAATCGTTAGGTCGAACTGGGTAGTAGATCCGTAAGTTACCTTAGCTGTCTCGTACACAGACA